GCATACAGTTGTGCGGAACAGCCTTTAGGCACGCTTACAGACGGTTTTACGCTGTTTAAAGCACCATCTAAATGCGTTACTGGTACCTGTGTAAGCAGTGCAGATAGTAAAATACCAAAAATAAAATGAAAATAGATATACAAGATATAAAATTTTGGATGGATGCAATTCGCAACAGCGAAGATAGAGATCGAACACTTGAAAGTTTTTGGGGCGGACAACTTCAATCTAAAACTTGGCTAATTGAAAATCTCGAAAAAAAATCACGCATTGCAAATGCTAGTATAATAATTTTTGGAGGCTGGAATGGTGTACTAGCAAGTATGTTGTTTAATAGTCAAATTGGAGTTAAACATATTACTAGTGTAGACATAGATCCTGCGTGTGAAGAAATAGCAAGAACAATGAACAAACGTCAAGAAATAGAAGGGAACTTTGTTGCTACAACAGATGATATGTGCGAATTTGTATATGACACAGTACCAGATATTGTTATTAATACAAGTTGTGAACACATTACAAATGACCAGTATAAAAAATGGTTGCATAATATTCCTAATGGCAGTAAAATAGTATTACAAAGTAATGATTATAAAGAATTAGATGAACATATAAATTGTGTATCATCATTATCAGAATTTAAAAAACGTAGTGGACTTTCTTCATTTATGGTTGAAGAAGAATTACAACTACAAAAGTATAAAAGATTTATGCTTATAGGACACAAGTAATGTATACACTAGATAAAATAAGATCAATACATCTTGAAGTAACATCTAAGTGTCAGGCGAAGTGCCCAATGTGTCCTCGTAGAATACAAGGCGGACCGCTACTAGATACATTGTATCTCGAAGAAATAGATTTAGGAACTTTTGTAAATTGGTTTCCAAGAGACTTTGTAAAGCAATTAGATGATTTAAATATGTGCGGAAACTTAGGCGATCCTATAATTGCAACAGACACTTTAGAAATATATAGATACCTAAGAGAAACAAATCCAACAATGCATCTGCAAATGCATACAAATGGAAGTGCAAGATCTACAGACTGGTGGAAAGAACTAGCAGGGTTGAATGTACAAGTTGTGTTTGGTATAGATGGACTAGAAGATACTCACGCACTTTATAGAGTAAACACAGACTTCAACAAAATTATAAAAAATGCAAAAGCATTTATTTCAGCAGGTGGAGATGCTCGTTGGGATATGTTAGTATTCAAACATAACGAACATCAAGTAGAACAGTGTGAACAAATGAGCAAAGATTTAGGATTTACACACTTCTATCAAAAACACACTAGTAGATTTAGAGATGGAAAACTAGATGTTATTGACGATAACTACAATGTAACACATACTTTGTATCCAACTACACACAGTGATAAAAACAGTGAAGGTGTTGAAAAAGCAAAACAAGATGTGTTGCCTATCATTAATTGTAAAGCACAAAAATATAATCAAATTTATGTTGCTGCTAATGGTAATATAAGTCCGTGTTGTTGGCTAGACCTAGAATGGGTACCACAGCATAGTTTTTCTCGTATTGATTATATGAGTAAAATTAAAGAATACCCTAATTTGCATAGGAATACTATGCAAGAAGTGTTTTCTTCAAACTACTTTAACAAAGTTAGTAGTTGTTGGACAACAACTGGTTTGAAAGAATGCACCAAGCAGTGTGGTAACTTTGATAAATTAAATAAACAGTTTGTAAAGGTGAACAATGACTAGTAAAACATTTTGTCCGTTACCCTGGATACATATGGCGACAAGACCTAACGGTGACGTTAGGGTATGTTGTACAGCCAATGCCAGTGGTGCCGGAGTAGAAGATAACAAAACAGCAGGCCTAGTAAAGAAAGATGGCATTGCTATGAACTTACGTGATCATACTATTGAAGAAGTATGGAACAGCGATCATATGAAGCAAACTAGATTGCAAATGCTTAACGGAGAAATTCCTACAAGTTGCACAAAATGTTTTGAAGAAGAAAGCAAAGGTGTTGTAAGTAAGCGCCAATGGGAAACACGTGAATGGGAAAATAAAATTAACATTCAAAGTATTGTAGACAAAACTGCTCCGGACGGAAGTTTAGAAGCAGATATTCCTTACTTTGATTTACGTTTAGGAAATGTATGTAATTTAAAATGTGTAATGTGTTCACCGCACGATAGTTCAAGTTGGATTAAAGATTGGAAATTACAACAGCCTAATTACAAGAATGAGTTACTAGCAAGTGATCAAGATTGGGATCAGGACTTTGATTATACGTGGTACAAGAAAGGAAGTTTTCTTGATTCTATGATGAAACAGAGTGCAAATATCAAACAGTTGTACTTTGCAGGTGGTGAGCCATTAATGATTCCTGAACACTGGAAAATATTACGAGAACTAGTTGCTGATGGTCACGCAAAAAATATTAAATTAAGATACAACACAAATGGACATCCACCTAGTGCTAGGAAGGCAGTATCGTATTGGAATCAATTTAAAGAAGTCGTTGTAAACTTTAGTATCGACGGAACAGAATTTGTAAACAATTATATTAGATATCCTAGTGTGTGGAAAGATACATATGAATCGTTTTTATATATTACACAAGAACTTGATAAGAATCATCAAACAAATATTGCCTGTGCAGTTCAAGCACTAAACGCACTTGATCTTACAAATCTAGCAAGATGGTCAAGAGACGCTAATCAAATAAACAATAAAAGAACACATATGGCAGCACCTTTTATTAATACACACCTTGTATACTTACCAAGTTACTTGAGTATTAAAGTATTGCCAATAGAAATTAAAAATAAAGTTCGCAGGCAAATAGAAGATTTTTTGCTTGAGAATATTAAAGATAATTATTTCAATGATCACCCGATGGGTAAGCAGCGTTGGGAAGGTATTGTTAAATTTATGTACTCAGAAGATTGGAGTCATAAACTTCCAGCACTTGTAGAATACCTAGACAGTTGTGATAAAACAAGGGGAACTAACTGGAGAGAAACTTTTCCAGATTTAGCAAATAGTATAGATGGATAATAAAGAAATAGAAAGAGCATTGCGTTGGCAGAGTCTTGTCAACTTAGGTCATCAAGTAAAACTCAAATGGAGTATAAACCATTACGAAGTTGAACAACAACTAGAGCAGTTTAAAGATAACTGGTGTCCTTATAATGTTAAAAAAGACAAGAACAACAATAGATGGGGACTTCCAGTAACTAGTCATTCCGGCGATGTTATGGACAACTATCATTTGAATAGTTTCGGACATATGCAGAAGTATCACGATGTCGAAATGAAGGAAGAAAATTTTAATACTCCTACGGAAGTGTATCATAAAATTCCCGAACTTAAAAAGTTAGTAGATGTATTTTCACCTGATATTGGACGTGTACATTTATTACGTGTAGATCAAGGAGGCTTCTTTCCTCCACATAGAGATTTTCACGGAACTAGTCCAGAATACTTTAGACTGTTAGTAGTGTTTGGTAGATGCAGTCCAGAAAATTACGTACAAATGATTGACGGCCAGCCACGTTATCCTGAAGCAGGATATGTGTATTTTACAAATTTCCAATTAGACCATAGTGTGTTTAGTTTCAGTGATAATTTGTACAGTCTTATTTTAACAGTAAAGTTGAATGAGCGCACACAGAAACTTATACTAGATAACACAATGGCAGAATGAAATTAACTTACCAAGACACAGCAAAAGAAAACTGGTTCCTTGTTAGTTGGACACTTTCTAACAAGTGCAACTATCGTTGTTCCTATTGTCCTGATCATTTGCACAATGGTAGTACAGGACAACCTCAATGGGAAACTGTTGAACGTTTTGTAAAAAACTTTAATGTTCCTGGTAAGGATATTTGTTATAGACTAAGCGGTGGCGAACCTACACATTGGAAGCATTTCATTGACTTGGCTAAACTTATAAAAGAACAAGGACATACTTTTAGTTTTTTAACTAACGGTAGCAAGAGTGCAGAATATTACAAAACAATATCGCAATACACAGATGGATATATAATTTCATACCATCCTGAATATGCAGAACTAGATCATATTAAAGAAGTAATACACGAAAGTTATTGTCCTGTATTTGTTAATCTAATGCTAACACCTGAAAACTTTGATGAAATGTTTAACATTGCAGAAGAACTTTATTCAAGCAGTGATAACGTTAGCATATGGCCTAAGATTATTTTAGATAAGTCTAATATAGATGCAATTACAAATACACCAGCAAACTATACACAAGAACAATTAGATACAATTAAGAATTGGCCTTTCTTTAGTAAACTTCCAGATACACATTTACATAGAGGTGAGTTATTTTTAGATGAACAACCAGTTACTGCAAATGATTTA